CAGCACTTTAATGTTTTTTCATATTGTTTTCTGTTAAAAAGGCGTCACAAATTTATGTGGCGCTTTTTTTTTATCTTTACAAAAAATTCAATACTATGGAATTAAAAATAAAACAATCAATTTTAAGGAACGGCAAACGCTATAATGAAGGCGACAAAATACAATTGCCCGATCACGTTGCAAAAAATTGGATTAAAAAAGGCCTAGCGTCAAAGATTGCTAAAAAGCAATACAAAGAAAAAATTGATACAAAAGAATTCAAAGTTTTTGAATATATAGAAACAAAAGACGATGCGACAAATTAAAATAAATTCTACTTTAGGAAATGAAATTTTAACGGCTCAAAACGTTAAGGATTTTGTTCGCGTTGATACAAGCGCCGACGACAATATTATTTCCGCTATGATTACACAAGCGCGGATCTGGTGCGAAAATTATATTTCACGCGATATTGTTTCAAAAAATAGAACCTACTATTTGCCACAAACAAACGGTTTGTTTGATTTGCCATTCGGTCCGGTTACTAGTATTGAACAAATTACAGTTAACGGAACGGCGACAACAGATTTTGAAATTTTAGGTTTGGATAATGAAACGATTGAATTGGACGGCGGTTCTGCGGATCACGTTAAAATAACTTATATAACGGCCGGATTAAATGATTCGTTAATTAAACAAGCGATGTTGCAATTAATATCAACGTATTATGACAATCGCGCCGATTTTGATTCTGAAGGCTCAAAAGAAGCGTCGGAAATTCCAACATCAACAAAGACAATTTTAACATCTTATAAATCAATGTTTCTATAATGAACGCCGGAAAATTAGATTCTAAAATAACAATTAAACGTTTGACAAAAACGCCGGACGATTTCGGCGGTTTCAATTCTACATTGTCGGACGTTGCAACGGTATGGTGCAATTTAAAGCAAATTAAAGGCGAAATAAACGATAAATTCGGCAAACGTTCACAAGATATTGAAGTTGAAATAACAATGCGTAAAAACACCGCTAATTTGATTCAGTTAGGCGACATTTTTACACTAGAAAATGAAACGCAAAAATATAGAATAAACGACAAATTTGAATTTGATTTGGATTTTTATACTAAACTATTAGCAACAAAATCGGATTAAATGAATGTCAATATTAAAATAGATCAATCGGATTTGTCAAAACTTAAAAAGAAATTAGATAATTTGCGCGCGTTTGAATCGCAAAAGTTGTCTAATGAGTTGGGCAAAACCGCGTTGGATATTTCAAGAATGGCAAAACAAACCGCGCCGGTTGATTCAGGTAGTTTAAAACAATCAATAAAAGCCGAACGCAAAGGTAAAACGGTTGAAGTAATTGCCGGCGCTCATTATGCGCCTTATGTTGAATTTGGTACCGGTGGATCCGTTGATTTAAACGATATGTTACAATTAGGTATTCCAGCAAGCTACGCGGCCCAATTTAAAGGAAAAGGAATTCGCGATGTTAATTTACCGGCGCGTCCGTTCTTTTTTAGTTCGGCGCGAATAGGATTTAAAAATTTATTAAACCGTCTTAATGGCGAAATTAAAAAAGCTATAAAATAATGTTAGAAGCGATTCATTATGTACGAAAAGCAATAATTGCAAAATTAAACGGCAATGTTATAATTGACGGTTCAAACGTTCCTATTTATGGACGCGTTCCAACAAATGCGAGCTATCCATTTATAAGAGTTTATTCGCTATCTAATGACGAAGCGGATCAAAACCAAACATCATTCACAACCGAAACAATTACGCGCGTTGAATGTGTTACACGATTCGCAAGTGATGACGGCGGCGAATTGGATTCCAATTTAATGGTTTCAAAGTGTTTGGAATTATTGCGAACGCGTTCCGCAAATTATATTGATTTAAGCGCGAACGGTTTTAATGTATATACAAGCGTAAACGAAGGCGTTAAATATTTACAAGACGATTTGTCGGACTTTACATATTTTCGCGCCATTATTGAAATATCAAATAAAATTGAACAAATCAACGCGGTTGGCGGTTTACAAAGTGAATTACAAAACGAATTACAATCCTAAAAATTAAAAAATGGCTAAAATAACCTACACAAATAAAACAGACAATCAAACTTCAGTATTGCCGGCAATTAATAAAGTTACGGCCGCTGATTTGAATGAAATAAAAACGTCCGTAAATAATATTTACGACACGTTGGGCGGTTTTGCAGATTATGAAGACGCAACAACAAGCGGAACACCTATAAGTTTAACGGCGAACACCTGGATCGATTTAACAAACGACAAAGCCGGAAGCGGCACGCATTCACATTTACCGTCATATATTAGCGGCGATTTATGGGATTCAGCATCAAACAAAATTGATACATCAAAAGTTGGCGCGAATAAAATTTTATTAATTAGAAATGATTTTGACGTGACCGCCGGCGCTGCAAATACACGATTAGACGCGCGATTATACTTTCCGGACACCGGCAAAACAATTGAATTTTCACACGATAATATCGCGTCGAATGGCGATCAGGTTCGGTATTCAAGAACAACGCAAATATTTACGCAAACAAGCGAATTAACAAGCGGCTGCAAAATTCAGCTAAAAGTTGATAAAAGCGGCGCAACGGCTATTGTTGAGGATTTTGTAATAACCGTTTTAAGTTTTTAAAAAATGAATGATTTTAAATTATATGTATTGAATACTTTTTCTTTTTTACTTTCGTTTACTGAAATTGACGAAGTTCTAAAAATTATATTATTAGGCGTTTCAATTGGCTACACCGGTCAACGTTGGTATTATCTAAACAAAAATAAAAGTGACTAAAATCGACGAAAACACACAATTTAAAATCAATATAAAAACAATTGTCGCAATTTGTTTTGGCATTTTATCAATTGCCGGCGTTTATTTCACATTAATAGCTAAAATACAGCAAATGAATATAAATTTAATGCGAATGTCTACGGAACAGGAAATGAATTCCGAATTTCGTATTAAATGGCCGCGTGGCGAAATGGGCGCATTGCCAGACGACGCCGAACAAAATTTGCGTTTGATTTACATTGAAAAATACCAGGAAAAAACAATTGTTGATTTGGATAATTTAAAATTAAAGGTAAAAGAATTGGAGGGTTGTATTAACGAAAATTAAAAATGACTAAAAATTTTAAAATAAACGAATTTTACTGTAAATGCGGAAATTGTAAAATGACCGCCGACGTTAAAAACAATGTTTTTAAATTAGCCGAACAATTACAGATTTTGCGCGACAAAGTAAAAAAACCTATCAAAATAAATTCGGCGTATAGATGCCCTAATTATAACGATAATGTTGTCAAAGGCGCCAAACATTCGCAACATAAATTTGGCAAAGCTGCGGACATTGTTGTTAGTGGAATGACGCCAAACGAAGTACACGAATTAGTTTGTGAAATGGTTGAATTGGGCCAATTAAATTTTGGCGGAATTGGCAAATATGATACATTCACACATTTAGACATTCGCGACAAAAAATCGCGTTGGGATTATACTAAAAAATAATATTATGTCAAAGAAAAAATTTAAAGACACAAAAGTTGGACAATTTTTATTGAATAAATTACCTGGATTTGTTGGCGACGTATTGCCGGACAAAGGCGTTTTAGGCGTTGTTAAAAATCTAATTGACAACGAACCGGAATTAACTCCAGAACAAAAAAAGGAATTACACGACGATTTGATTGAGTTCTACAAATTAGAAATTGCGGACCGCGATTCAGCGCGTAAACGTGAAGTTGAAAAGGCTAAAACCGGCGGTTTTGATTTGATGTTTAATTTAACCGGAATTATTGGTTTGGCTGCATTTGCGTTTATTATTTACGCCATTGTTTATTTGCAAATTCCCGAATCAAACAAAGAAGTTTGGATTCATTTAATTGGTATTTGTGAGGGGATTGTTTTATCTATATTTGGTTATTTTTACGGTTCGGCGGTTCGAAAAAATAAAGAATAAAAATAAAATGGCAAAAAAGCAAACACAAATACAAGTCTTTAAAAAGGTTAAAAAGAAACGCAAAGGCGTACATTCAAAAAATAAAAATTCAACGCTTAAAACGTCTAAAAACTACAAAAAACGATATAAAGGTCAAGGCCGTTAAATATCTTTTTAAATTTTTGTATTTTTGCTAAAATCTTATTTTTATGTCATTAGCAAACGAAGCTTCTTTATTGTTGATCCCTAGCGGTTACAAATCCGGAAAAGTTTATTCAGTATTTCCAACAGACGGCGACGGCGATTTCACATTTTCGAGAGTAGATCCCGGAACAAGAGTAGGCGCCGGCGGTTTGATCGAAACAATATCGTCAAATATACCTCGACTAGACTATTCAAATGGCGATTGTCCTAGTTTATTATTAGAACCTCAAAGGACGAACGATTTTACATATTCAGAAGAATTTAATCAAAGTGCGTGGTTTAAATCAAATTCAACAGTGACGACTAATCAAATAACTGCACCAGACGGAACGTTGACGGCTGACCTATTAACATCAACTGGTAGTAATGGGGGTATATTTAGGTTTGGGATTTGGAGTACAACACAAAAAACAATTTCTTTTTTTGTTAAAAAAGATACCTCAACAACTGCCGAAATATATAACGCTAGTTCACCCACAAATAGGGTTCTTTTTAATTTAGATAATGGTACTATAACAACGCAAGGCGGAACAATGACAGGTAAAATTAAAGATTTTGGTAGTGGTTGGTTTCGAATAAGTGCAACACATACCGCAACTGGAAATCAAACCTTTGGAATAAAACCTCAAACAAATCAACGAATATTTATATGGGGCGCTCAATCTGAAAATGCTTCATATTCAACCAGCTATATTAAAACAATTGTTCAAATTCAATCAAGACAAAAAGATATTTGTATAAATGGTGGCGACGCTGATTTATTTAATATTACAGAGGGAACGTTTTTTGTAGATGTTACGCCTTTTAAAGCAAGTACATTTCATAGAATAACCTTGTCAAATAACACCTCTAATGAAGAAATAATAATTTTATTTTATAGCAATAATACACATGTTCAAATTATATCTGAAAGTGCAGGTGCTGGTCAAGTATCATATACAACAAATATAACATTTGACACTAAAAATAAAATAGCTTTTACTTTTAAAAACAACGAATTTAAATTTTATGTGAATGGAAGTTTAAGACATACAGATACAAGCGGAAACATTGCAACAGGGTTAAACTCTTTACATTTTGCGGGTAATAATGGCGGATTTAATTACTTCCAAGGCAAAGTACACGACACAAGGGTTTACGACAGGGTATTAACACAAGCTGAAGCAGTAGAATTAACAACACTTTAAAAATGGCACATATAGTAAAAAAATACGAATTTGAAAATGAATCAATAGTTGATTCTTTAATTAAAAAATTAGGCGTTGACACCGACGAAGACGGCAACGAATATCCAACACACCAAAACGCCATTGTTAAAATTGGTTATTTTGTTGTAACGGACGGCGAATATGACGACGAATTAAACGAGATCACACCGCCAATTTTATATGACAAATTTTGTGTAGACGTTTGTTGGAATGACGAAAACGACAACGCTATTAATGATTGGTCCGAGTTTGAAATAAGTATCAACAATGAAGGCATTCATTCATTTGCCGGCGTCAAATATATTTCTGATTAATAAAATAATTATTTTGTATATTTACAAAAAATTTAATAAACTTTAAAAAAATAAAATATGGCTACTACGGGAGTTTTTAACGGTACTAATTTAATTTTAACAGTCGAAGGCGCAACAGTTGGTCACACAACAAGTTGTTCAATGTCCTTATCAATGGACACGCCAGAGGCAACAACAAAAGATTCAAACGGATTTTCCGAATATATCGGCGGCGTAAAAGGTGGCGAGGTATCATTCGAAGGTTTAGTTGCTTATGACGATAGCGCAAACGCAATTGAATTCGCTGATTATCTTCTAGCTAGAACGCAATTAACGTGCGTATTTGGAACGACTGAAACAGGCGACGCGATTTATACTGCTGAAGGCTTTTTGTCAAGCGTTGAAATGTCGGCGGAAATGGAATCGGCCGTAACTTATAGCGGATCAATTACGTTGACAGGTGCAATCACCAAATCAACAAACTAAAAAAAATTAAAAGTTTATTATTTTAGCCGCCGTCATTAGTTTGGCGTCGGCTTTTTATTTTTATTAACGACAAACACAATTTAAAATGGCAAACAAAAACAAAGGCTACATTGACATCAATGTAGGTGGCAAAAAAAGAACGTTACACTTTTCAATGAATTTCTGGTCGGAATTTACCGAACAATTAGGGATTTCACTTCAAGACATTGGCGACGTATTTCAAAACGGTATTTCATTAAAAGGATTGCGCGCGCTTATTTATTCGGCTATATTAGCAAACGATCAGGAAAACGGAAATGAAATCGATTATAATATTTATTCGGTTGGCGCGTGGCTTGACGAATTAGAAGCGGAATCAATTAACAAAATTGTTGAAACAATGCTACAATCTAAAATTTTAGGGAATAGCTTAAATTCAGAAATTGAAAAGCCGGGAAAGCCGAAGCCGTCAAAGAAATAACATTTGAATCATTAACCGATTATTATGTCGGATTAATAGGCACAAAACCGGACGATTTTTGGCGGCAAACGTGGCGCGAAAATGCGCTATTAGCCGAATTTTATCACAACAACGTGAATTTGCAATGGGAACAAACGCGATATATTGCGACAATGGTTCACAATTCTCAATGTCAAAAAAAATCGCAAATGTTAAAACCGGATCAATTATTTCAATTGCCGGTTGACAAAGCAAGAAAAAAAGAACGTGCAAAACCAAAATCAACGCGTGAACAAATGGAAGCGTTTCACGAAAAATACAAAGCAATGACAGTAAAAAAGACGTTAAAATAAAAGCGTCTTTTTTTTTGTATTTTTGTTTAAAATATTCTCTTTATGGCCGAGTCAAATCTTAAGTTAAATATCACCGGCGATTCGTCGAAATTAAAAAGCGCTTTAAATTCAGCAAGTTCGCAAATGTCTTCATTTGGTTCAAAAATGAAATCAATCGGAAGTAGTTTACAAACAAGTTTAGCATTGCCCTTGACGTTAGTAGGTGGCGCATCAATCAAAATGGCATTAGATTTTGACAAATCAATGACGCAAATACAATCTTTGGTAGGGTTAGCAAAAGACGAAGTTCAAGATATGGGCGACGTGGCGCGTCAAATGGCATTGGCAACCGGTAAATCAAGCGGTGAAGCTGCTGAAGCGTTATTTTTTATAACGTCCGCCGGTTTAAGGGGGTCAGATGCTTTAAATGTTTTGTCGGCTTCTTTAAAGTCGTCGGCGGTTGGTTTAGGTGAAACAAAAACAATTGCCGATTTAGCAACGTCAGCGATGAACGCATACGGCGTTGAAAATTTAAGCGGTGCGCAAGCAACCGATATTTTAGTAGCTTCAGTTCGTGAGGGTAAATTAGAAGCGTCAGCGTTAGCCGGTGCAATGGGAGGAGTGATTCCGATCGCTTCAAATATGGGCGTTGAATTTAATGAAGTCGGCGCGGCATTGGCGGCAATGTCAAGAACCGGAACAAATGCCTCCGAAGGTGCAACACAATTGAACGCGATTTTAATGTCTTTACAAAAACCAACGGACGATTCCGCGAAAAAATTATCGACTTTAGGACTTACTTTTACAGATTTAGAAAAGTCAGTTGCGGAAGACGGTTTAATGGGTACTTTAGCTGATTTACGCGATAGGCTAAACGGTACAAATATAAGAATGAAAGATTTGTTTCCAAACGTTAGAGCGTTAAAAGGAGTTTTAGACTTAACAGGGTCAGGAATAAATGACAATATAAAAATATTTAATTCTTTAGAAAACACTTTAGGTTCAACGCAACAATCTTTTGATAAAACAAAGCAATCAGCTAGTTTTCAATTTCAAGCGACATTAAATTCGGCGCGTGAAACAATGGTTAGTTTAGGGCAACAATTATTAGTTGCCGTAATTCCGGTGATTCAAAAAATGGTTGGTTTTGTGAAAAATTTATATGGAGCTTTTAGAGATTTAGCGCCGACAACACAAAAAATTGTTATTGGAGTTGGTTTATTTGCTGCGGCTTTACCTACAATTATTGGTTTAGTAGGAACATTAACCACTATTGTCGCCGCATTAATTTCTCCAATTGGTTTGGTGGCCGCTGCATTAGCCGGAATTGCTTATATAATTTATAAAAATTGGAATGAAATTTTGCCCGTTATAACCGGATTATATAATCAATTTGTTGATTTATATAATTCTAGCGAGGCCTTAAGGATTATTATTTTTGGCGTTGGCGCTGCGTTTAAGAGTGTTTTTACGGTTATTGGCGGAGTTGTTGAAGGCTTTATTATATCATTCAAAACCTTATGGAGTGTAATTAAAGAATTTTCAGAAAAGGGAATTAAAGGTTCTTTTGGTGATATTATTGAAAATGGTATTAAAGAACAAGCGGCAAATGTTATTGGAACAGGAAAAGAAATTGGAAGCAATTTTTCAGACGCGTTTTCCGAAGGAATTGGTTCGACTTTAGAACACAAAACACAAGAACAAATTCAACAGGGATTATCTAATGCGGTTGACAATGTATCTGATTTTGTAGGCGGTTTAGCTACTAAAGTTCAAGGTTTTTTTGGTAGTGATATGTTTTCTGGCGGTGGCGTTGGTGCAATGCCAATAACGGACGCAATAAAAGCCGACACCGAAGCAATACCGGCAGCAATGGCGGAACAACAAGCGGTTTTGTCCGAGCAACAATTGCTCGCAATGGAAAACGCCGCCCAATTTAATGCCGGAATCGGTGAAATAATTACCGGCGGTTTAAATCAATTAGCGACAGGAATTGGCGAAGCATTAGGAAAAGCAATGAGTGGCGGCGGAAATTTAGCACAAAACTTATCAAAAGTCCTTTTAACAACAGTCGGCGGAATGGCCGTTCAATTAGGAAAATTAGCTATTAGTATAGGTTTAGCCGTTGAAGGTATTAAAAAGGCGCTACAATCGTTAAATCCGGCGGTGGCGGTTGCGGCCGGTATCGCATTAATTGCGTTAGGTTCATTCGCAAAATCACAAGCCGGAAAAATTGCCGGCGGTGGTGGTGGCGGTGCGACTGCATTTGCAAAAGGTGGAATTGTTAGCGGTCCGACAATGGGTCTTGTAGGCGAATATCCAGGCGCAAAATCAAATCCTGAAGTCATAGCGCCATTAAATAAATTGCAAGGAATGATTGGCGCAAGCGGTGGCGGTGGCGGTAACGTAAACGTAACAGGATCCGTTCGCGTTGAAGGTCAAGATTTATTGATTGCAATAGAACGCGCCAATGAAACGGCAAATCGAATATATTAAAAATTTAAAAAATGGCATACGGAGTAAAATATGAATTAATATTTTCGGACGTTTTAGGATATCCAAAAAAAATCGAAATATTAAAAAAAGATTATACCGGCGAAGTTTTGCCAATGATAGGCGGCGCCGAACCGGTTACAATAAAATGGAATTCAAAAGACGATTTTTATAAACCATTAATAGGTTCGCAATGTACTTTGGATTTAATCGTGACGGATCAAATACAATACGACGATTTTTATAAGTTTGACGAACGCGAATACAAAGTTAAAATTTCTTATTCCGAAAGTATTTCGAAATCTTATTCAGATAGGGTTTTGGCTGATGACGGTATTTTTGAGAGTTTAGAATGTATTGATTCGTCAATGAATTATTTTTATACGCCGTCAACGTATTACAATCAAAGAGTAAAAAACGACAATGGAACGGTCGAATCTTTAAGTTGCGTTACAAGTGTGACAGGAAATGAAAAATACAATGTTTGGTCCACATATTGGGTTGGGTTTTTAGTTGTTGACAGGTTTACGGAACGTATAACTTCAACGCCTTACAATATTAAATTTAATGCGTTTGACGGTATCGGAACATTAGGAAATTATGACGCGCCATTAAGTACATACAATCAAAGTGAATCATATTTAGGTTTAACGGATTTGGATC